TATTGTCATTGATGAGAACAATATCGTTTTAGGTGGCAATATGAGGCTAAAGGCTTGTATTGAAGCTGGACTTAAAGATGTACCTGTAAAACAAGCTAAAGAACTAACCGAAGAACAAAAGAAAGAGTTTATTGTAAAGGACAACGTAGGTTATGGCGAATGGGATTGGGATGATTTAGCTAACAATTGGGATGAACAATTATTAACAGAATGGGGTTTAGATATACCAAACTTTGATGCAAACGTATTAGAAGCAGAAGAAGATGACTTTGCCGTTCCAGATGGCGGAAGCGAAACGGATATAGTATTGGGCGATTTATTTGAGATAGGAGAACACAGATTACTTTGTGGGGATAGTACAGATAGCGACCAAGTGGCAAAGCTAATGAATGGACAAAAGGCTGATATGGTATTTACAGACCCTCCTTATAAAATAGAAACTGAAGGAGGATGTAAGGGAAATATTGGGCAAGGATTGAAAAAGCAAGGGAAAGATATAGAATTTATAGCAAACTTTGAACCAACTGAATTTTTACAAGTATTGCCTTTAATATTTGATAAAAACAAATTGAACGCTTACATATTTTGCAATAAGGAACTATTGCCAGATTATTTAGTATGGGCAAGGGATAGTGGTTATTCATTTAATGTGCTAATATGGAAAAAGCCAAATGCCATTCCAATAGGAGATTCACATAGACCAGACATAGAATATTTGCTTTTATTTAGAAAGTCTGCAATATGGAATAACGGATTAAAGGATGTTAACTATTCAAGATGTTTGGAATTTGGCAGGGAAAGCGGATTGCATCCAACAATGAAACCAATAGAATTAATTGCAAATGAAATGAAGATTAGTTCAAATGAAAATAGTTTAGTATTTGATTTCTTCTTAGGTTCTGGTTCAACAATGGTTGCTTCACATCAACTTAAACGTAAATGCTATGGTATGGAACTTGACCCTAAATACTGCCAAGTAATTGTAGACAGAATGAAAAAACTTGATCCTTCATTGGTTATCAAAAAGAACGGAGTAGCTTTGTAAAATAGTGAAACAATAGTGAAATTATGGCAAATGAACAGAATTTAACCCCTTTTAAGAAAGGGCAAGTAGCAAACCCAAACGGCAGACCTAAAGGAGTTCCTAATAGCAAGACAAGACTTTTACGTTTATTGGAGTTGGTTACTAAAGTACGCAACCCAGTAACAGGCGAAGATGAGGAGTTTAGCATAGCGGAGCAGTTGGATATGCAAATCATAGCAAAAGCAAGAAAGGGCGATTTAAAGGCTTATGAAATCCTTTTGGATAGATTAGAGGGCAGACCTAAACAAACAACCGACATAACCGCTGACATAAAGGGTAATGTGCAAATCACAATAGAACCAGATGCAGATTGTCAACCAATTAAAGATTAAGGCTACACCTGTATTCTATGCCAATAAAAAGGCATACGAGGAAGGTTATCCGATAATATGCAATGAAGGTGGGTCAAGGTCAAGTAAAAGCTATTCAGTTGTTCAGTTATTAATCCACATTGCTTTAACCAAGCCTAATACAAGGATTTCGTGCGTATCTCATTCTCTACCACATATCAAGCGTGGTGTTTATAGGGATTTTAAAAACATACTTGAACAATGGAATATTTGGGATGAAAAGGATTTTAGATACACGGATTTTATTTATACGTTTAAAAACGGCTCTTATATTGAGTTATTTGGTCTTGAAGACCCAGATAAAGCAAAAGGACCAGCAAGGGATATACTATTCGTAAACGAGGCAAACCTTATTAGCAAGGCTTTGTTTGACCAGCTTTTAATTCGTACAACTGGACAAGCGTTCTTAGACTGGAATCCAGCAGACTTTATTTCTTGGGTATATGAAGTAGCCGACAATCCAAATAACAAGCGCATCCATTCTACCTACCTAAACAATATCTCAAACCTTAGTGAAAGCCAAATAAAAAACATTGAGCAATACAAGGACTTACCAGATGACTTTATGTGGAAAGTTTACGGATTAGGTGAACGAGGGTCGGCAAAGGAAATTATTTATACTCAATGGAAGCAATATGACGAAGCACCAGATGGGGATGTATTCTATGGATTAGACTTTGGTTACGTTCACCCAGCTGCACTTATAAAGGTTACGCACTATGAAGGACAAAACTACTTTGAGGAAATAGTTTACCAAAGCGGATTAACTTTAAGCGACCTATCAAGATTGATAAAAGAAAAGCTACCAGAACGTGCCACAATCTATGCGGATGCTGCCGAGCCTAAATCTATTGAGGAATTATATCGACAAGGGTTTAACATCAAACCAGCACAAAAGGATGTATGGGCAGGAATAGTAAAGATGAAGTCTTATCCAATAAACTTGCACTACAATAGCAAAAACCTAAGAAGGGAGTTTATGTCTTACAAATGGAAAAAGGATAAAAACGATAACGTAATAGAAGAACCTGTAAAGGCAAATGATGACTTGATGGATGCTTGTAGATATGCCGTGTTTACGCATTTAACCAAGCTAAAATTTGAGGTGTCGGTATTTTAGGATAAATTGTCTAACTTTGTTAAAATTCATATATAATGGGATTACTTGACTTTTTTGGTAAAAGACAAAAACTATCTACTGTACTACCACAAATTCCTTTTAACGGACAAGTTGCAATACAACAAGGGATAATAACTTGGCAGGGTGGCGATAACATTAGTTTCGTAAATGATGGTTATTCAGCAAATGACATAGTTTATTCAATCGTTAAATTAATTGCGGACAAGGCAAAACTTGCTCCATTCCACGTTTATAGAGTGGTTGATGAAACTTCTGCAAAGAAATACAAAGCGTTAATGAGCCAACCAGATAAGATTGAGAACTGGAAGGATGTAGAAAAGCTACACAAGAAAGCATTTGAACTATATACAAAAGATGCACGATTAAACGAGTTATTAAAATATCCTAATGAGGAAGATACATTTGGCGATTTTGTAGAATCTTGGTGTACTTTTAAATTAGTTACAGGTAACTCTTTTGTTTACGCAAAGATGATTGAAGGTGGTAATAACGATGGTAAGCCGTATGAATTGTACGTGCTTCCTTCTCAATATATGTACGTGTTAGCGGACATTCAAAACTTTCCTCCAACGATTAGTGGTTACCAATTAAACTATGGTCCTTTATGGAACTTTACTAAACAAGAAGTATTACAAGATAAATACATAAACTTACAATGGAATACAACTGGCAATCAACTATATGGTCAATCACCTTTAATGGCTGCTGCGAGAAACTTGACTCGTTCAAACGAAGCCAAGACTGCGGCGGTTGCATCTTTCCAGAATGGTGGTCCAGCTGGAGTTCTATTTATGAATGATGAACGCTTTGACCCTATTAGTGGAACACAACAAGCACAAGCACTTAAAAAGGCGGTGAGTGAGAAAGGTGGGTCTGCTAACTTTAATTCAATTGCGGTTAGTGGTTATAAAGTTGATTGGAAACAAATCGGTTTAAGTCCTGTTGAATTAGATATCATTGAAAGTGAGAAATGGGATATGAAAGCACTTTGTAATATTTATGGAGTACCATCTCAATTGTTAAACGATGCTGACAATAAGACTTACAACAACCAAAGAGAAGGAGAGAAAGCATTAACAGTTCGTTGTGCTATTCCTTTGTTAGTAGGTATTAGAGATAACTTGAATAGAAAACTACATAGTGATTGGGGATATCGTGGAACAGATATTTACGTTGACTTTGACCCAACTGTTTATAGCGAATTAGAAGCAAACAAATCGGAACAAGTTGAATGGTTAGATAAGGCTTGGTGGATTGCACCTAAGCAAAAGATGGATATTATGGGATTAGAGATTCCACCATACATTGACGAAGCAGAAATGGAAAAATTATACATTCCATCAAGTTTACAAAGTCCAGATGAGTTCCAACCATTAACACTACCAAATGAATAGTCAAGAGATCATAGACAAGTTATTTGATTTAAAGGTTGACCTAAAAGCCGACCTTCAAGAAGTTATTGATGAAGTTTACGCAAAGTATCACGAAACAGTAAATATGTCTTATTCCGAGTTAAAGGCTTGGAGTGAAACTAAATGCTCACGTTTAGCATCATTAGATAGAAGTCCAGTAAATAGGAACTTAAATCTATTGAGTAAGAAAAAAGCTGATTGGGGTGCAAATGAAGTTAAGTCTGCAAACAGAACCATTAGCTTTGTTAGTAGAATGAAAAATATGGAGCAAGGTAAACCTGTAAACAAAGAGTGTCCATCTAAGAGGGATATTTCCTTAAAGAATTGGGCATACAATCCTAACAAATGATTTGGCAAGATTATAGAAAACTATATTTAAACGCAATAAAAACCTACTCACCTAAGTTCAAGAAAGAACTACAAAGGCAAGTGGATACATATTGCGATACCCAAGATTTAAACGCTATAAGCGATAAGAAGATAAAAAAGACCATCCAAAACGTTCATATTGCAATGGGCGTTAAGATGGCACAAATTGCCGAGAAGAACGTTTCTAAATCGGTTAAAGGTTATTACGGACCAGAGGAATTTAAAAGTAAGCAAACGGACTTGTTTACCTATGTGATGTTGACTTATCTTGAATTAAAAGGATTAGATAATATAGCTGCCGAAATAACACAAACAACAAAGAACCAAATTCAACAATACTTGATAAAGTCTGTTGAGGAAGGTTTGACAATGCAAGAAACAATCAAGCTATTGAGAACGGCTGGTATAACGGACTACCGAGCCGAGATGATAGCAAGAACGGAAACAGGAAGGGCAGCAAACATTGGCTCTATGGTAGGCACGGCTGCAACTGGACTTGTAACTATGAAGGAATGGATAGCAGCGAGGGATAACCGAACAAGGCGAGTGCCACGAGATCAGTTTGACCATTATCATATGGATGGAATAAAAGTACCTTACGATGAAAAATTTAATGTTAAAACTAAGAATGGCGGTTTTGAGCAAATGTTACATCCTTGCGACCCAAGCGGAAGTGCTGGTGATGTTATCAACTGCCGTTGTACGTTAGGCTATGAAGCCGTTAGAGGCGAAGATGGAAAGCCAAAAAGGTTACAAGACAATCCGCCAAGAGGTGATATGGGATTAGTTTGGAATTTGATAAATAACGTGGCTTTGATGCAAATTTCTAATTTAATAAGAGATTTGTTAGCAGATTAAAAAAAATTAATAACTTTGTTATATGAGTAAGATTGAAAACAAAAGCTACAATGATATGATTTTGGATATAGAGCCAGAATCAAGAACAGTAAAAGCGTGTTGGTCAAGAATTGGAAACGTTGATTTAGATAACGATATTATCGTTGCTGAAGCGTTTACCAAGACTATCAAAGAACGTGGACCAAAGGGCAAAAATATGATTTGGTCTTTAGTAGACCACAAAGCTGATATGGCACACACTTTGGGTAAGCCTAAAGAGTTATACATAGAAGGCGATATGCTTGTTGCGGTTACTGACTTAATAGAAACTGAATGTGGCGAAGATGCTATCAAGTTATATGAAGCTGGTTTAATCAATCAACACTCAATCGGTTTTAGTACGTTAAAGTCGGATGTAAACCAAAAGACTGGTGTTCGTACAATTACTGAATTAAAACTATATGAAGGTTCTGCGGTTCTTTGGGGTGCTAATCCAGAAACACCAACATTGGGTTTCAAGGGTGAGTTCAAAGAAACTAAAGAAAACTTATCAATAAGATTAGAAAACTTAATTAAGGCATTTAGAGGTGGTACATTCACAGATGACACCTTTGCTTTAATGGAGATTCAAATAAAACAAATACAAGCTGAATTATTGGCTTTGGAAATTACTGAAACAATCACTCAACCCGCAGAAGCAGTTGAGCCGATACCAGTGGTAGAAGAAAAGAATAACGAGGAAGTATTAAAGGCAATTAAGCAATTTAACAATCTATTTAAAAAGTAAAAATGGAAAATTTAATCAACGAAATGGCTGAGAACCTTAAAGGTTTTCAAGCTAATGCAGAAGCTCAAATTAAAGAGGTATCTGCACAAGTAACTGTTGTAAAAGACGAGTTACAAAAACAAATTGACTCTCAATTAGCTACACAAAAGAAAGCAGCTAAGAAAGAAGTTAAGTTTATGGATGAAGTTATTTTAGAGAAATTAGATGGTAACTTTGATGCAATGGAAAAGTCTTTAAAGAATAGCGGAAAATTCCGTTTAGACTTATCTGATGTTAAGACAATGACTTTAAGTGGTAACTTAACTGGTGATTCTCAAGCATCTTATGCTCCGAACCCAGCTATCCAACCAGCTCAAAGCATCAACTTTAGAGATTTAATCCCTACTGTTAGAAGCGAAACTGGATTGTATGTTTACTATCGTGAGAACGCTGGTTTGACTAACAACATCGCTGCTCAAACTGAAGGTTCTGATAAAGGTGAGAACAACTACTCTTTGACAGAAGTTAAAGTAGTAAACGATTACTTAGCTGGTTTCTCTACATTCTCTAAGCAAATGTTAAAGTCTTTACCATTTATGACACAGACTTTACCAAGAATGTTACAAAGAGATTTCTTCAAGGCTGAGAACTCTGCGTTCTTTACTGCTGTATCTGGTGCTGCAACAGGTTCAACTACAACTGCTGAAACTAACGATTTGTTACAATTAGTGGATTACATCGCTAACCAAAAGACTGCGAACTTTGTTCCTTCTTATGCTTTAGTATCTCAAACGCAAATGGGTCGCTTATTGAAAGCAACTATCGCTGCTGGTTACTATGCTGGTGCTGGTAGTGTTGTTGTAAACCCTAATGGCGGTATCACAATCTGGGGAGTTCCTGTAATTTCTGCATCTTGGGTAACTGATGACAAAGTTTTAATCTTTGACAATAGCTACTTAGAGAGAGTTGAAGTTGAAGGTTTAGCTATTGAGTTCTCTTATGAGAATGGCGAAAACTTCCAAAAGAACTTAGTAACTGCTCGTATTGAGTGTTACGAAGACATCAACTTAATGTTGACTACATCTGCAATCTTTGCTGATATGGGTAACGTAGGTTAATCTTAAGGATTAGTAAATAATGACCCCTGCCAATTCGGTGGGGGTTTTTTATTGGAATAAATTAAGTAATTTTGTAAAAAAAGGGTATGTCTTACAATAATTATATTAATGACTTTAGTGCCGTTCCTATCGCACCAATAACAGAGCCAGTTACTTTAGCAGAAGCAAAATTGTATTGCCGTGTTACTACAACCGCTGAAGATACTTTGATTACGTTAATGATTACACAAGCAAGGGAAGCTATTGAAGTTGCAACAGGATTGAGCTTAATACCAAAAGACATAACTACTTATTTCAACAATGTAAGTGGCAATTTTGAGATTCCATTCGGACCAATTGACATTGATACGTTTGAGTTGTTTGATATGGAGCAAAATGCAATGGAGGTTACAACACCTAACCTACAATTAATAGGTAATGAGTTCCCTAAATTAGTTTCACCAAGATATGCCAATTTAAAGGCTACTTATGAGGCTGGTTACACAACTATCCCTAAAGACCTTAAGTTAGCTATATTAGATCAAATCTCTTATGACTATGAGAATAGAGGCTTGGATGGTGATTCTGGTATTTGTGAAAAGTCTTGGAAAGCCTGTCAAAGATGGACAAGAATAAGCCCAATTTTATAATATGAAGTTAGGAAAAGCGAAAGCAAATTACGTTGATGCCAACACGATGACCCGTGAGGTCAAAATCTATGCTGCCACAAGAACAAGTGATGGTCAAGGTGGGTACACTACCACATTTGCCCTACAAAGCACAGTTTGGGGTGATTTAAGACCAGATAATCAAGTTCGTGAAATAGACCAGTCGGAATTGCAATTTGACCAAAGAAACCGCCTTTATATTCGTTTTGGTGCTACTATAACAGATTCGGATGAGGTAGAGGTTGAAGGCGATAGATTTACAATACATTCCATTAAGAACGTAGAGAATCAAAATAGGTTCTTGGAGTTAATAATTTACAAGTAATGGCTGGTTTTACTTTTGACATAGGTAATTTATCAGAAGTTATTAAGAAACTTAATACTTTAGATGCTAAAGTGCAACAAGGAGTAAAAGATGAAATAAGTTCATCTGCATTAAATATACAAAGTGGAGCTAAGCGATTAGCACCTGTAAACTTTGGAACTTTAAGGAATAGCATTTACATAAAAGAGCAAATGGTTGAAAAAGGAATTGTTTTTACTGTTGGTGCAAAGGCTTCTTATGCTCCTTATGTAGAATTTGGAACAGGTGGTAAAGTAAGTATTCCTGCTGGATATGAGGAGTTAGCTGGTTCGTTTAAAGGTAGAAAAGGTGGCAAATTAGATGATATGGTTGAAGCATTGATGCGTTGGGGTATAGCTAAAGGATATATAAAATCTGGTGAAGGTGCAAAAAGACACGCTTTCTTTATGGCTCTTAAAATCCTAAAAAATGGATTAAGACCACAACCATTTTTAATACCTGCTTTTGAAGCAGAAAAGCCTAAATTGATTAAGAACATATTAAACGTAATGAAGAATGTTAAATCCTAATATAGAAATAAAAAAGTGGTTTTATACTAACTTGACAAGCGCAAGTGGATTGGTTGTTTATGATGGTTTTGCTCCAGAAGGTGCAGGTAATGAGTATATTGTAATGACAGGAAGGACATCAAGCCAAGAACAAGGTAAAACAGGTTACACAAATAGTATTAGCATCACAGTTGATATTATTACAAAAAATGCTAACTTTGGTTATAAACGTGCTGAAGATATAAGCGATTTGATATTAGAAGATATAAACTCGGATTCAGTTATAACCTTATCAAATGGGTTTACTGCTTCAAGTTTAAGTGTAGAAAGCATTAGGAATTTGGATGGCTTAAATCCTTTAGATAACGTTTTTAGAGTATTAATAACATATAATATAACCATAACTCAAAATTAAAATTAAATAAAATGGCAGAAACAAAAGTAAGCGGTAGAGATTATATCCTCTTAGCTGACATTAACAATGATGGAACATTCAAGCCAGTTGCTTGTTTGACTTCTAATGCTTTGACATCAACTTTAGGAACAATTGATGCAACTTCTAAATGTGGAGATCAATACACTCCAAATCAATCTTTTAACCAATCTTTTGAATGTGAAGGTTTTGCGATTGATGAAACAGGTACTCCTTCTAAAGATAGTTACCAGCAATTGTACACGGCTCACGCTGCTCAAACTTTGTTTGCAATTAAGATGGGTAAAGCAACTCCAGCAGCAGGTGATATCACTTATGGTGGTGCTGGTTCTTTAGTATTTATTAGCAACTTTGGTGTAAATGCTGCTGATAAAGATGATGTTAAATTTACTGCAACTTTCGTAGTAAGTGTACCTCCTATCACACAAACTGAAACTGTATAATAAATAAAAAAAACTATGTTCCAATTAAAAACTAACAACAACACAATCCACCTAAAATGGGGTACTTGGTCAATGCGTGAGTTTACTAAACAAAACAATATCGGTATTGATGAGTACTTCAAAGTTCTTGCAACGGCTCAAACAAGTTTAGACATTATAGTCCAGCTTGTTTACATTGGTTACAAATCTGCTTGTGTAAGCAAGAAAGATGAAGTAATATATACCATTGATGATGCTTGTGAATGGATTGATGAAGTGGGTTCTATTTTTAGCGAAGAAGGTCAAATAATTGACTATTTAAAATATATCGTTGAAAATACAGTCCACACCATTACAGGTGTAAAGAAGGAAGAAGAAAAAAAAAAGCCTAACAAAGCTAAGCTGGGATGATATCTTAGTTAAAGCTGCGGAGTGCGGAATAAGACCAAATGAATTTTGGGATATGACTTGGAAGGACTTTTCCATTATCGTTTTAGGTAAGGAAAGAAACGAGTTAAACGAATGGGCAAGGACAAGAAACCTTGCCTATATTGTATATTTAAGTTCTACTACCGAGAAAACACCAAAATCAATGAAGGCTTTTTGGAGCATACCAGAGTTAGATCAAGCTGATATTGATGAAGATAGAGTGATGATAACACAAGAACAATTGGCAAGGACACTTAAATTGTACGGAGTAAACTAATAAAGATGGCAGAAATTATAGATTTAAATATTAATATTGGTGCTAATACTACGGACTTTGAAGGTGCGTTGCAAAAAGCAGAAAATCTATTAAAACAATTTGAAGGTGCTTTAAAAAAAGCTACTAATGTTGGTGAGATTAATTATTTAAACACTCAAATTAAAGGATTACAAGGAACAATATCTGGTATTAAAACGCAAATGAGTAGTGTTGCAAAACCTACTGCTGATGCTACAAATGCTTTATCAAATTTATCAAGGGTTGCGCAAGATGCTCCATACGGATTTATTGGTATTGCGAATAACTTAAATCCATTATTAGAATCGTTTCAAAGATTACAAAAAGAAAGTGTTAACTCTGGAGGTGCTTTAAAAGCAATGATTTCTGGATTAACTGGTCCTGCTGGTATTGGTCTTGCTTTGGGTGTTGTATCTTCTTTAGCGGTTACATATAGTAAAGAGATTTCTAATTTCTTTAAAGGTCCAACTGATGAATTAAAAAAGTTTAGAGAAGAATTAAATAAACTTAATGCTGATGTTTATAAGGTTGCTGGTGAGGCACAAGCTAATAGGTCAAAAGGTATTAATTTAGTTGACGTTATTGTTGGTAAAGACCAAAAAGCTGCTGCAACTGCATTAAAATCATTACAAGACCTATATACAAAAAATGCTGATATACAAAATGCAAAATTAGGTCAAGATAGAGCATACTACACAAGTTTAGTAAACTTAGCATCATTACAAGAATTAGCAATTGGTAAAGAAGCAAATAACGAAGATCAATTAAAGCAATTACAAGTAAAGCGTAAACAATTACAGGCTCAACGTAATGCTGAACTAAAAGAAGCAGAAAAGTTAGAAGGTATATTTGGTTTTCCTAAAGCAGCAAGAGTTAGTGCTGAAAAAATGCGTGTTGGAATTAGGTATGATACTGAATTAGCAAATCTTGATAAACTTATTGCAGAAGCACAAGCAAAAAATAAAGATTTTGTAAAAGCAGTTAGTGAATTTGAAACTCCAGATAAAAAAGAAACTAAAGATTCTGAAGCAGTAACTTACGCAAAATATGAACTTAAAAAACTTGATGAATATGTAAAAAAGCTAAAAGAAAGAGTTAAAGAAGCTCAATTTGTGCTTAAATATGAAACATTCCAATTATATCAATCTCCATCTGAAATAAGGGAAGATCAATCTAAAAGGGGTAGTTACTTTGCTAAACAAGCTAAAGAATTAACAGATAAATCTAACGAAACTGGATTAGGTGCTTTTTTAATGAAGGATGCTAAGTCTAGAATTATATCTTATGATGCAGAGGAGAAGAAAATAAAAGAATTATCACAGGCTTACGAGAATTTTGCTAATATGTTAGCTAGTAATTTAACATCTGGAATTATGGATGTATTTGCTGCTTTTGAAGAAGGAAGAAATCCTTTAGAAGCTATTGCAGATATGTTCTTAAATATAGCTAAATCAATAGCAGCAGCTATACTTCAAGCAGTAATATTTCAAGCAATACTTACTGCATTCCCAGAACTTAAAGCAGTTTTTGCTGCTAGTGGTGCATTGCAAGGTGCATTTGGTGGTAAAAGGTTAGCTGAAGGTGGTATAACAAATGGTGCTTCTATTGCTATGATTGGAGAAGCTGGACCAGAGGCAGTTTTACCATTAAGTAAATTAAATACTTTTATGCAGACTTCTTTTAATGCAGGAGCAATGAGTGGAAGCGGTTATAATACAGGTGGAACTAATGTGGCAGTTTTAAGAGGTCAAGACCTTTTAGTAGCTATAAATAGAACACAAAAATCTTCATTCCTTAAAGGTCAAAATATAAGTTTAATCTAATGCCATACGGACAAAGATACACAATAACACAAGTCTTAAGAGATGGAAGTAGCTTAATAGCTAGAATTTACGAAAAGGATTATACTCTTTCAGTAAAAAGTTATGATGCTATTAATATTAGTTTAGAGTCTAATGCTAGTAATGATGAACCTTTAGCTGGTATTATTTCATCACAATTAAATATATCTTTTTTAACAACAGAAGAAGATGGCGAAGATTTTCCTAGTATATTGAGTTTTGATATTCGTAAATATTTTGTTAAGTTATATAATGGAGACAGTCTTTTATGGTGTGGATTTTTATTTAATGATTATGTTCAAATTCCTTTTACAACAGGTAATCTTCAAGTTGATTTAGTAGCTATTGATGGGTTATCATTTTTAGAATATACGGATTTCATTTATGAAGAAGGTTTAAGTATAAATGAAACTAATAGGCTTATTGATGTAATTGCAGAGACATTAAACATTATTAATTATCCAGACCCTATTGAATTACTTACTTCTTGTTCTTATTATGCAGAAGGTATGTTTGATAGAGGAGATGCTTCTGGAGATGAACCATTTTCACAAACTTACCAATATAGAAGGGATTTTGTAGGATTAAATTATTACGAGGTTTTAGATAATATTGTTAAATCTTTTGGATGCAGATTATTTCAAAGCGATGGTAAATGGCAAATATTAGCTATTAATCAAATGGCTTTATCTACAAGATATTTTACTAATTATGTTATTTATCCAACTGTAAGTAATGCAGGTAGTGGTACAATTGATAAAAATATAACTATTGAGCCATACCAAGAAGGTAATGTTCATTTTGTAAATAATGCTCAAAATAAAATAGTTAGAAAAGGTTATCCTAAAATAATTGTAAAAGGAGATTTTAGATATGCAGATAACTATGTTCACAATGGCAATTTTAAAGGATATTATAATAGAGATACTCCTCCATCATTTTATCCTTTCCCTTATGGATGGGATTTATTTACAAGTGGCACTCCTAGTCAAATTTATGTAAATTTAACAATAGATGATGAACTATCTTCTAATACATTAAGCATTCAAAAACCTATTGGGGTAGGCACTTCTTCTTATGTAGAAATGCAACAAGTTGTTCCTCCTTCAAATCCTTATATGTATTTACCATATATGAATGGACCAAGTTTTGACATAAAATTTGCATATAGAATTGGTGTTTCTGGTAATAAAGCAAAACTTATTATAACAATTACAAATCCAGCCACATCTATTACTTATTATTATAATAGTTCAAATGCTTGGCAAACTGCATATACTTTTGTAGATATTAATAAAGTAGATGAAGGAAATTATACTGATTATTCATTAAAGGTTTTAATAAATACACAAAATACTCCAAGTGGTGCATCAGTTAAAGGACACGTTAAATTAAGGTTTTTAGTAGATGGTGGAACTCCATTCCCACAATATGAATCAATAAGTATTAGAAGTGTTTCTATAACTCAAAACTTTACAACAATTCGTTCAGTAGATGTAACTAGACAAGTAGGAACAGAAAATACTACAATTAAAGAAATAGATCAACCTTATGGAAGTTTCTTAAATAGCTTTGCAGTTAATAATAACGTAGGAAATTTAGTAGATGCTGATGGCATATCTTATCAAAATTGGTATCGTTATCCAGATACAACTAATGTTTTTGAGTTATTACCAATGCTTATAGCTAGACAATATTCTAACCTATTAAATAAGAACTTTGGTACTTTAGAAGCAGATTTAGGAAAGTTTAAAACTGATAAAGGATTAAACTATTTAGACAAAGTTTATTCGGTACAAGATTTGTCAACTAATGCACTTTCTTATGATGATAAAACTTTTATGTTAAATAGAGGTAGCGTTATCCCACAAATTGATGAAGTAGATTCTTTTCAGCTTATAGAAATAACAAACGTGGATAATGATTCCGTTGAAACAATAAAATATAATATACAGTAAAATAAAAGACTAAATTTGTATTATGGCAAACGCAGTAAACGGAAAAAATGTAATGCTTTATTGGCATAGAACAGATGTTGACCCAGAGGTTGATGTCGCTTTTGCTTGTAGTACAAGTTGTTCGTTTAATGTAAACGTAGATCAAAAAGAGGTAACATCTTATTCTTCAGCTTGGTTTAGAGAATATAAGAACGATGTCGCTACTTGGAGTGTAACCTGTGATGGGTTAATTATTTTAAGTGGATTTTCATATTTGTTTATGTTAGATAAACAGTTAGCAAGAGAGCCAATAGAAATTAAGTTCGTAGTAGATAATGGAGTTGATGGATTAGTAGTTATAGCTGGAACTTGTAATATATCAAGTTTAGCAATAAATGCTCCTGTTAGGGATGTGGCTACTTATAATGTAAGCCTACAAGGTACAGGAGCATACAATATAACAGGAACAAGCGTAGACCCAGAAGGAGTTATCATAGTAGGTGCAAACCCAGTTAAGACAAAAGGTTACACGGCAGCTGGTGGAGAAACTTCAATTACTTGGACTGACACAATTGGTTACAATTGTCTTTACGTTTCAAGAGGTGGTATTGATGTGCAAGGTATTATTGCAACAGGTACTCCAATTGATGAAGAAGTTAAATTTGTTTCTGCAACTGGTATTTTAACATTTAGCAGAGCATTGGTAAGTGGTGAATTTGTAAGGGCTTTACTACAATAAAATAATAAAGATGAGCAATCAAATAGTAATATCAAGCGGTGCAAAAGTTAGGGATTTAGATGGAGTATTAACAGGTACAAGTGGAATTGTTAGTTCAGTTCCATTGGGTGCTGCTAATGGGGTGGCTACTTTGGATAGTGGTGGTAAAGTTCCAGTTAGCCAATTACCTTCAAGTGTAGTAACTTATTTAGGTACTTGGAACGCTGCAACAAATACTCCAACTTTAGTAAACGGAACAGGTGATGCTGGGGATATGTACATTTGTAATGTAGCTGGAACTGTGAACTTTGGTGCTGGTCCTGTAACCTTTGCGGTTGGGGATTGGGTACTCTACGGCTCTGGTACGTGGCAAAAGTCAAATGGTCAAAATGGAACAGTAACTTCGGTAGCCGTTACCGAAAGTGGAGATGCTTTAACAATCACAGGTTCACCGATTACAACGGCTGGAACAATCAATATAGGATTTGCAGGAACAAGTGGTCAATACGTTAACGGAGCAGGTGGATTAACTACCTTCCCTTCTTTAGCAGGTTATGTAACATCTGTTACGGCTACTGCACCATTACTATCAAGCGGAGGTACAACTCCAGATTTATCAATCCCTGCTGCTTCGGCTTCGGTAGATGGATATTTAGATAATGCTGATTGGACAACTTTTAACAATAAGCAAAACGCAATAACACTAACAACAACAGGTACTTCTGGTGTTTCAACTCTTATAGGTAGCACTTTAAATATTCCTAATTATTCAACGGATTTAAGTGGTTATGTACCATATACAGGTGCAACCGCAAACGTAAACTTGGGAACATTTGATTTAACGGCTGATGTTATTACAGGTGCAACAGGTTCTTTTGCATCAAGTGGAGGTAGTAATACTTTTGCTATTAATCATTCAAGTGGTAGTGGAATAGCTTTAAACATAACAAAAGGTGGTAATGGCGAAGGTTTATATATAAACAAAACAAGTGGTAGTGGTAACGCTGCAACTATAATAGGTACTTTAAACGCAACTACTTTAGTAAAGAGTGGAGGTACATCAAGTCAGTTCTTAAAAGCAGATGGCTCGGTAGATTCAAGTGCTTATATAACATTAACATCTTTAAGTGCAGGTACAGGAATAACATACAACAATACAACAGGGGTAATTACTAACTCTGCTCCAGACCAAACTGTTAGTTTAACACAAGGTGCTGGGATATCAATTAGTGGCACATATCCTTCGTTTACGATAGCTTCTACGATTACTCAATATACGGATGCTTTGGCTCGTGCTGCATTGTCATTTACGGCAGGAAGCGGTGCGTATAATTCTACAACAGGTGTTATTACGATTCCAACTAATAACAATCAAATTACTAATGGTTCTAACTTTATTACTTTAACAAGTTTAAGTGCAGGAGCAGGTATTAATTATAATAACACAACAGGTGCTATTAGTTCTACAATAACACAATATACGGATGCGTTAGCAAGAGCAGCAATTAGCTTGACCACAACAGGTACAAGCGGTGCTGCAACTTATAACTCAACAACAGGGGTTTTTAATATCCCACAATATACAGACCAATATGTAGGAACTGTAACTTCAGTTGGTTTATCTTCTTCAACAAGTGGAGTAACTATTGGTTCAAGTCCTATCACTACAAGTGGTACGATTACATTAGCTATTGCTACTGCAAGTGGTTCACAAAATGGTTTACTTTCAAGTACCGATTGGACTACGTTTAACAATAAATATAACCTACCATCTTTAACAAGTGGCTCGGTGTTATTTAGCAATGGCTCAACTATTGCACAGGATAACGCTAATTTCTTTTGGGATGATACAAACAATAGATTGGGTATCGGTACTGCAACTCCATTATATACATTGGATGTTGTTAAAACTGGTTCAAATGGAATAAGAGTATTAAACAATGATAGTGGTTCAGAGGCTGCTTTTGTTATTGTTCAAAATTTAACTACTGCTGGTTTATTTGGGGTTAATAATGCTGGTCCATATTTATATACAGCTTCAGCATTAGATATGCAGTTTTACACTTCTGCTATTGAAAGAATGAGAATATTCTCAGATGGCAATATACTTATTGGAAATGCAGCAACTAATGCAGGATACAAACTTGATGTAAGTGGAACAGGTAGATTTAGTAAAGCATCAAGTGGAGATGCAATGGTTATATTAAATGCAACAAGTGGACAATACACTCAATTATATTGGAATAATGCAAATGTTACAAAAGGTTCTATTTATTGGGATAATACATTAAGTGAATTTAATTATTATACAATAGGAACGCATAAATTTGCAGGTGCTGCTACATTCTCATCTTCTATTGCAGCTACAAGTGCTACGTTTAGTGGTAATGTATTTGCACTAAATTATTATGGAACAGATAATGCAAATCTTATTGCAGAAAATACAAATACAAACGGAACTGTTTTAACTTTAAATTCAAAAGGAACAGTAGGTATAATTAAATTACAAACTAATAGTACAGATAGACTTACAATAGCATCCACAGGTGCTGCTACATTTAGTTCATCAGTTACGGCAAGTGGTGATATTACTTCAAGAACTTCATTAAACGCTTATACGTTATCAAATGTAGAGCCTTATGTATTTTTAGCAAGAAATAGTGGTTCTAATGGTATAGGTGTTATAAGAACTTTAGATGGAGGTGCATTAGCATTTGACAATGGAGCAACAGGTGCAGCTCAAAGTACAAAAATGACCTTATCCGCTTCAGGCAATTTAGGATTAGGAGTTACACCGAGTGCGTGGGGTAGTTCTTGGAAAGCGTTAGAATTGTCTAATGGTGTTTATCTTACGGCATTATCTTCAAGCACAGTACCAATTATGATTCTTGGTGCTAATGCATATTTTGATAATACAAACTTTATTTATAAAACTACTGCTGCTGCTACAAGATACCAACAAGATTCAGGAGTTCATTATTGGTACAACGCACCTTCAGGAACGGCAGGTAACGCTATATCATTTACCCAAGCAATGACGTTAAATGCGAGTGGTTCATTAGGTATAGGAACGACTACAATGTCAAGCGGTATTCCATTAACTATAAATGCTGCAAGTGGTTTAAATACTAATATTGCAATACAACAAAATTCAGTAAACAAATGGTTTGTTAGAAACCTTGACGGAACTGATGATTTTTCTTTTTTTTATGCTCCATCTTCAGGAGAGAGACTTCGTATAACTTCGGGTGGTAATGTCTTAATAGGCACTACTACCGATGCAGGATACAAGTTAGATGTTAATGGTACAACGAGAACTCTTGATTTTACAATTAAAAATAGTGCGAATGCTGAAACTTTAGATTTATTTTTAAGTCCATCAACATCAAATGGTTTTATAGATTATCCAAGTGGTAGAAGTTTAATGTTAAGAAATAAAGGTAGTCTAGGTGGATTAACTTTAGCTTCTACAGGAGCAGCTACATTCTCAAGTAGTGTAGATGCAAGGGGAAATATAACTATGCAATTTGATGGTACTGCTGCAAATCAAGCAATATTATCACATAATGGTACAAGTGCTATTTTATATTCAAGTGGTAATACTACAAAAAAAGATTTTACAATATTTAGAGATGGAGGTGTTGATGCGGGTTTAATAATAAAAGGTTCTACTGGTAACGTATTAATAGGAACTACAACAGGTGTAAGTGGTGGTGGAGCTTTACAAGTTAACGGAAACGTAAACATTAACGGAGTATTCCAAATCAATGGAACTACTATCGGAGGTGGCGGAGGAAGTGGTGTAACAGGCAGCGGTACAACAGGATATATTCCTAAATGGAGTAGTGCAAGTTCTATTGGTAACTCTTTACTTTATGATAGTGGGGGTGCAGTTGCGATAGGTAATACTGCTAATGGTGCAGGTATGGCTATTGAATTTGCATCAAATGCAAGTGTGCCAAGAATAGATTTCGTAGATACTTCTGAATATACAGGGCAATTAAAAACAAGTTCTAAAATAGTAACATTACAAAATATTTCAAATAACCCATTAGTTTTTGGTACAAACGCTACCGAACGAATTAGAATATTTGCAAATGGTAACGTAGGAATAAATAGAATCACAGATGCAGGTTATACATTTGATGTTAACGGAACAGGAAGATTTACAGGTCAATTAACAGGTACAGATGCTTTATTTGCAGGTTCAGTTACCGCATCAGGTGGATTCTTTGATACATCGGATAGTAGATTAAAGATTCTTGTTAAAGATTACGAACAACCAAAAGGCATAGAAAATGTTGTCGCAAGGATGTATGTTAAAAATAGTAAACAAGAATTAGGTTACTACGCACAAGACTTACAAGAAATATTACCAAGTGCAGTTGGGGAAGGTAGTGATGGATTCTTAACATTATCTTATAGTCAAGTACATACTGCAAAGATTGCTTATTTAGAAGATAAGGTTGCACAATTAGAAGAACTTATTAAATCATTAATTAAATGAGTTGGGCAAGTATAGCATCTAATCAAGCAGTAACACGTAACAATTTACTTAATGCAGTTTCTGTTGGGATATTTGTAGGTAAAAGTGGTATTCCTGCAACAGACGAATGTATTACAAAAGACGAAGCAGATGCCTATGTTTTTATAAACACAAGTAAAGCAAGTTATGCTGATAAGGCTTCTAATGAATTAGTTGTTAAAAACGATTTAGAGGCTGCCAATAATGTACAATTTGTTACAACAAGTGGTTTATATCCTGTTACAGGACCATCAAGTACAACAACAGGTGTTTTATATAATTTAACTAATGCTACAATTTACTACATATTATCATTTAATAGTGGAGGAGTTGGTGTTGGAGTTCTTAATAATGATGCATTATATATATCTGGAAATTCAATAGTATTAAATGGTAAAGTTATCACTTCATTTGGTCAAACAATTACAAGTGCAGCTAATACACCTTTATATTCTGGTGTTTTAACTTTAACTGCATATAGTAATGTAAATGTAACTTTGGATAAATTTGATGGATTTGGTAGTGGCAGTACATTAAGAATAGCTTATGGCTCAAGTAATACAGGACCTTTTACAACAATTTAAAATAAAATAAAAATGAAAACAATTCAACCAGTGGTATTCCCACTAAACTTAGGAACGGCAACAATCCTTAACGCTTATTGTATTAATGACAATTTAAGCAATTCAGCTACTTTTTACTATGCACTTTTAAGCGACACTCAAAGTCAATTACAACAAGGTAATTTAACAATGACAGGCGAAGATTACGTTGGTTGGGCAACAAATGAGTATGCTTACAATTGGGTTGCAACTCAAATTGATGTTACAATTACAGGTGATTATGTACCTCCAGTAATTCCACAGCCAGAGCCTACTCCAGAACCAATTATTGAAGAAGATATTGAAGAAGTAATTTAATTGAATATTTAACTATATTTGTATATAAAATAAAAACTATGATAACAATTAATCAAGAACAAATCAAGGAATTAGAAGCGTTTATCAACACTATCCCAACTGCTTATGGTTTACCATTATTGCAATTTTTGGGTAAGTTAAACGCAGAACAAAATCCACCACAAGAAACAACTGAAGCGTAATGGTACATAATAGCAATCAATCGGACTTATTAACTATTCTTAGCGGTACAACCGCATTTATTAGTGTTGTAAATGTGCAACCAGTAGTTAGTCTTATAGCGAGTTTGATTGCTATTGTTTCTGGTTTATTTGCAATTCGTTATTACATTAAGGCAGCTAAAAGATTTAAGTAATGAAAGATATAGTAATCGTTCTATTAACGGCGGTTCTAATCTTTTTTATCGGAAGTGAGGCACGATACACCAAAAGTGAACCTGTAATCATAACTGATACAGTTTACCAAGAGAAAACTTTTACTAAGTTTATAAAGGGAAATTCAATCCCTTTTGTAGTTTTAGACACAATTTACATAGTTGAAACGGACACAATTACAATCGTTAAGGATTATAACCAAGTAAAGGTTTATTCCGATACTATGCGCATAGATTCTATTGGATACGCATACATTCAAGACACAATCAGTCAAAACAAGATACAAGGAAGGGGTTTTAGTGCCAATTTTAACCTACCTACGATAACAATTACCAAACTAATAGAGCCAAAGTTAAAGAACCAGCTTTATTTAGGGTTTATAGGCGATTTAAAGCACTCTAACGGACAAATTGGGATTGGCGGTTCAATTGCCCTTAAAACGGCTAAAAACACCTTATATACGGCAACGGCAACAATGAACGGATATTCTTTCGGATACTATAAAAAGTTTTAATATGAAGAAGTTTATTATTTCAATGTTTAGTGATGAAGTTGGTGCAATGAGCCATAAAAGGATTTTAGCTTTTATAGGTGCTATTTGCTTATATACAACTTTTGTAATTACTAAAAATGACCATTTAGGCGATTTAGTATTTTATATGAGTATGGCATTTGCAGGTTTAACAACTATTGATAAATTCAGTAAATAATGGAAAACAACGAAAAAAGAGCATTTGCAATTGGTTTTGTATTGTGGGTAATTGGATTAATTTACTTTATAAATCAAGTAATATGATTTCCAAGAAGGCAATTGAAATGATAATTAAGCACGAGGTAGGTGGCAGA